CCGCCGACCGACACGATGGGGCAAATGACCTACGACGACTGGAAGACGACAGATTTTTCTGATCCGTGCTAGAGTACGCCCCAGACAAAAAAAGAGACGCCAGTCCGATCAGAACTGGCGTCTCGGATACTGCGAAGGGGACTCGCAATACCGTGTTAGGCGTTTATCCTAGCACGGTCCCCACCTTCCCGGCTATCCCGACAACCTCTGATACACGCGAGCTGGCCACGCAATGTGTGGTCGAGCCTCTGCCGAGTGCGCCGACGCAGACCAAAGGGGGCAACCCCGCGCACAACTCTCGGATGCTGATAGGCGAGCGGGCAACGTCTACACCTGACGACCCGCGCAATGTGACTCACGGATGATCTCCGGGCTAGTCCATCAGCGTCAAGCACGGCGGGTGACCGCACACGTCGTGTAGATGCGCCTAAAAGATAAAGCGGTGGGGGCAATCATGCCTGAATCCCACGGCTGGTCACGGGGGCGCAGCGAGAGGTCTGGGACCGTCCCAGTCGCCATGGTTCCCTCACCAGAGGGGGAGTCACGGAATAGAGGTGGTTCGTACAGGAGTACGTGTAAACAGATGGATATCACGTTAACGTGGAGTGAAGTTGCGCTGGCAGCGAGTGTCGGGATGCGTCGTCATATGGAAGCGTTGCGAGTCAATCGCGCCGATTCACATGGCCGTGGCGTCGACAACGGATGGACGGACCATATTGAGGGAGCCTGCGGAGAAGCTGCTGCCGCGAAGGCACTTGATATCTATTGGAACGGCAGTGTAAACACCTTCAAAACCGGAGGGGATGTCGGTCCCTACCAGGTTCGCACTCGCAGTGATCACACATTCGATCTCATCGTGCGCGAGGATGACGCTGATGACCGCGTATTTATTTTAGTACGCGGTCGAGTCCCGAACTTTGACGTGGTCGGATGGATTCGTGCGTCCGACGCCAAGTGCGCCAAGTGGGTACAGACCTACGGCGGTCGTCCTCCAGCGTATTTCGTGCCAGCGTCAGCCCTTCACGCACTCGCTGAATTGCGAGTCCGCAGGGCATGATACACTTGTCGCATATGGGCAAGCAGATCGGCAGACTCAAACAGCACGCATGGCCCCCCAGTTGGATAAAGTTTTTCCGGCGTCGGATATTACGTGAACCGTGCCATGTGTTCGCCTCGCACTGGTGTTCTGAGGATGGCCTTGCCTTCAGCGCACGCACTGTCGAGGCGTGGGAGCAGGGACGCCGGACGCCCAACCTGTTCGTGCGGCAGGCGATGACCCGGTCGGTGATCCGGCTGCGATTGAAGGGCCACACGATCACGCTGCCAGACCAGTAACACATACCGCTTGACATCGGGCTACGACGGGCGTAGCATACTTACCTCGCCCAACCACGGGCGACACCTACGAGGAGTAGTGAAATGACACGCAATTACACACAAACGATGCGGTGGGCGACGTGATGCTCAGGGTGCGGCTGCCCGGTGCGTTGTACCGGCTGGCGCTCGACACCTGCGGCGGCAACAACACACGTTTAAACACCGCCATCATCAAGCTGCTAGAGCATGACGATTGGCTGGAGCAGATCGTGGATGAGATCGCGCAGCAGTCTGAGCAGGACGGCGGTGACGAATGATGGTCCCTGTCGAGCTACGTGACGCCTACTGCTGGGTCGATGCCGCTGGCGAGATCGACGAACTGACGGAACTCTCGACCGCTGAGGCTGCGCGGTATGCCAGCGAGGCGTTCGACAACTTTGAACAGGCGTCCGCAGACGGCCCGCACGGCGAGTGGGCCGGGGCGGAGGTGACCGTCGAGGGGCTATTGGCCCTGCGGCAGTTCCTGATCCTGCGCCGAGCAGCGGACGACGACGACGCCCTGCGGGATCGCCTTGAATACGAACTCGACCACCCCATATTGGAGGACCGATGAACGCATCACCCGAACTCGGAGAACTCGCCACGGCACTGGCGAAGGCACAGGCCGATATCGCCGGGGCACACCGCAACAGCGATAACCCCTTCTTTAAGAGCAAATACTCTGACCTGGCGTCGTGCTGGTCGGCAGTCCGCGAACCGCTCACCCGCAACGGCCTGTCCATCGTGCAGCATCCCAGCGCCACGGGCGCGACGGTGTCGCTGGAGACGGTCCTGCTGCACAGTTCCGGGCAGTGGATGTCCGGCGTCATGACCGCCACGGCGAAGGACTCCTCGCCACAGGCGCTCATCAGCATCGTCACCTACCTGCGCCGGGCGGGGTTGTGTGCCATTGCCTCGGTCGCACCGGTCGATGACGACGCCGAGAGTGCCCAGTCGCATGTGCCGGTGGTGGTCGCGCCTCCCGGCTTTGAGGCGTGGCTCGATGACATGACGGCGGTGGCCGACACCGGCGAAGCGGCATTGAAGGCGGCGTGGACGGCGTCCTCGGCCACGTTCCGGTCGCACCTGACCACGCACCACGAACAGGTCTGGACGGACCTGAAGGCCCGAGCCAAGGGCATGCAGGGGACGAAGTGATCCTGCACCTCATGGACCAACGCACCCCGGAGTGGCACCAGATCCGGGTCGGCAAACTGACGGCGTCTGCGGCCAAGGCTATGCTGGCGACAATTAAGACCGGCTTCTCGGCCCAACGGGCCGATTTGCGGATGCAATTGGCTTGTGAACGTCTCACTGGCCTGTCCTGCGAGGCTCCGTTTACACCGAACGACGCCGTCCAGCGGGGCATCGACAAGGAAGCGGACGCCATCCGGGCCTACGAGGCGCTCACGGGCGCGGTGGTGGGCCGGGTCGGGTTCATGGAGTCCGAGTCCTGCGCGGCGGGTTGTAGCCCTGACGGGGTCGTGGAGGGGTTGCACGGGCAGCGTGGCCTCGTGGAGGTGAAGTGCCCGACCACGAAGGTGCATGTGGGGTATCTCAAGGCGGGCGGTATCCCGCCGACGTATCAGGCGCAGTTGACGCATAGTCTGTGGGTCGCCGGGCCGGAGTACGGGTATATCGACTTTGTGTCGTTCGATGACCGCCTCCCTGTCGGGTTGCAGTTATGGGTCGTGCGGCAGGACCGGGACGAGGCGCTGATGGCCGCGCATCAGACCGCCGTGGAGACGTTTCTCGCGGAAGTACAGGAAGACATTGAGACGCTGTCGGCGTTTCAGACAGAGGCGCTGACGCGCCAAGGAGTGCAGTAAATGGCTGAGAAGATTTTCCTGAAGTGTTCCGCGAAAGAGAAGACGTTTGCGAGTGGGGGCAGCATTCTGAACCTCGGCATCAAAGTGGCCGACTTGCTGGAGTTCGCCCAGCGCCACGCCAACGAGCGGGGATACCTGAACCTGTGCGTTCAGTCTCGGCGTGAGCTTGGTAAGTTTGGGGACACGCACAGCGTCACGTTAGATACCTGGGTGGCGAAGCCCAAGACAGGACCGGCCCATGACCTTCCTGAGATTCCTTTTTAATGCGGTGGTGGGGGCGTGGTCCCGCGTCACCGGGCGCACATCAGCCGTCCCTCGCTGCGCTGGGCACCGTCTCCCGCCACTGGATACGTCAACATGGCCTCGGGGACCGCGTCGAATTCCACGGGGTGACGTGGACATGGCCGATGACGACCAAGCCCCGTATGGACGAGGCACCGGCTTGCAATGACCGTGCGGCCACCGCTGCCACCGGTCCCGACACTGGCCCAGCGCGATCAGTATGAGGAACGCGCTGCGATTTTGGAGTTTGAGGCGGGGATGACCCGCGAGGAGGCCGAACGATGGGCTGCACACTGGTGCTATGGGACACCCCTGACGCAGATTCCCCTGTGGTAACGACGCTGGATGCCGGATTCGCCGCCTTCTGGGCGGCGTATCCCCGGCGCAAGCACAAGAAGGATGCGTGGAAGGCGTGGACGGACCTGCGCCCCACAGCAGCACTCCACGCCGAGATCCTTACGGCCTTGGTCTGGCAAACTGAGGAATGGGCCACCAGACCCGTGATGTATACGCCGCTCCCGGCGTCCTACCTGCGGGGCGAACGCTGGACCGACGAGCCGGATCGTCCCGAGACGCCGGTCCATTCACGCCTCCCCGCCTGGGCGCAGACCGCCATCAAGGCCAAGCGATGACCGAATCGTTTTTCTACGCCCAGATGGCGCGGCTGGTCGGGTTGAAATTTGTGCCCGGTGACCTGACGACGCACTGGGAGGCGCTGCGCGAGATGCCAGACGAGGCGTTGACCGCTGCGGTCACCGTCGCCGGGCGCACCCGCGTGGATTTTCCCACCCCGCATGAGTTGCGGCAGGACGCGGACATGGGGCGCATCCGTGTCCTCATGGAAGAAGAGGACCGGTCGGTGCGACTGGAGAGGCCGTACGTCGTGGAGGTGCCACAGACCACGGCGAGGGTGCGGATTGACCGGGAGTGGGTTTACTACTGCGAACACTGCTCCGATAGTGGATGGCGCTCGTGGTGGTGCGGGGTCGAGACGCACTGTAAGCCGTGGCATCGTGCCGCGCCGTGTGGATTGCACCGCGATCATGACGCCCACGAATGGGTCGAACACTGCCCGTGTTACGACAGTAATCCGGCGCTCGTGCGGAAACGGGCGGCGATGGTGCAATACGCCGTGGCGAAAACGGCGCACGCCAAAACATGGTGAGACGAAGGGAGTGGTATGACCTACCCGGTCCTGTTTAGTCGCACGTCTGACGAGTGGACGACGCCCCGCGATCTGTATGACGCCCTCGATGCCGAGTTCAGCTTCAGCCTCGATGCGGCGGCGACGGCAGATAATGCGTGCTGCCCCGCGTTTGTGACGCAGGCGGAGGATGCGTTACAGGCGCGGTGGCGGCGCGTCCCCCCGCAGCGGATCCGACCGCCCGTGGTCTGGCTGAATCCGCCGTATTCCAAGGTGCGGCTGTTTATGCAGAAGGCCCAGGCGGAAGCGGCGGACGGCTGCACCGTCGTGTGTTTGGTGCCCAGTCGGACGGACACCCGGTGGTTCCATGACCACGTCTGGGACGTCACGACGAACTCGCCACGTCCGCACGTCGAAGTCCGGTTCGTTCGAGGCCGGTTGAAGTTTGGCGACGGGACGGGCAGTGCGCCGTTTCCCTCAATGCTCGTGATCTTCAGGCCGACTCATGCCGGATGAGATCCGGTGTCCCAAGTGCGGCGAGGACCGCCTGATCGAGCGGGTCGTCACCGGCACGACCTGGACCTATCTCTGTAATGTCTGCGCGACGAGTTTTCCACCACCACCCGCAAAGGAGAGTTTGTGAGTTTAATGACGAAGTACGACGTGACCTTGACCGGCGAATCCCCGCTCCTGATGCACGCCGATGACCTGAAATGGCGGTCAGAACTTGACCGCTGGCTGGCGAATCCCGAGAACAAGCGCCTGAGCAAGGCGGGCGATGACCGCACCCCGGCCTGGAAATGGCTGGGCTACTGCTACCACGACGGAGTGCGCCTCGGGATGCCTGCCGACAACCTGATGACGCTGCTGCGCGAGGGTGGAGCGCGTGTGCCGACCGGCAAGAAGGGCGCAACGTATAAACGGCAGTCCCAGTCGGGCCTGATCGTCGATCAGATGCTGTGGCCCCTGCTCACGGCTGACGGCAAACCGGTGTCCTGGCCCGCGCTGTCGGCGTTGATCGAGGAGAAGGATTACGCCGTGCATGAGTCCACCGCCGAGGGGTTGGGCTTTGAGTTGTTTGCGAAGGCCGCGAAGGTCGGCATGTCCAAGCACATTCGTGTGCGTCCCCGGTTCAATGCGTGGAGCGTGAGCGGCAGCATCACCGTGGTGGACGAAACCATCACGGGCGAGATTCTCGCGCTGATTCTGGAGATGGCCGGGACGTATTGCGGGTTGGGCGATTGGCGTCCCTCCAGCCCGAGCAAGCCGGGGCCGTGGGGTCGGTTCCGCGCCACGGTGAAGGTGCAGCGATGACGAAGTCCCCGCTGTTCGCGTCTGGGATTCCCACCGAAGCAGATGTCCATCGGCTGTTCGCGGCCTTTGGGGTGCCAGCGGAGGGGGTCAAGATGACGTATACCGAGGTGTCGGAGGTGATTCAGGTGAGTCCCGTCATGTCGCGGTTTCGCACGGTGACCACGGCGTGGCGCAATCGGCTGGTGCGGGAACACAATATCTATCTGCGGGCAGGGGAGGGGGCGTATGTCGCCCTCGCCCCCGGCGAACGGGTAGACCTCAGTGCGACGAAGTTGCGGATGGGGGTGCGGAGTTTCCGTCGTGCCCATGCCGTGGCGACGAGTACGGATTGGACGCGGCTGTCGGTAGAAGAGCGGCAGCAAGCGGAGCATGTGCAGCGGGTGGCGACAACGGTGATTCAGTCGGCCCGGCTGCAAGCGCGGACGACGCATCCGGTGTTGCCGTTGGCCGTGGGGACACCCACCCCGTCCTGACGCAAGGCGCAGGGCAGGGCCTGGCAAGGCGTGGCGGGGCCAGGCGGGGTAAGGCAAGGAACGCGGCAGGGCGCGGCAAGGCCGGGCAGGGCATGGCGTGGCTGGGCGAGGCGAGGAACGCGGCTAGGCGGGGCTAGGCGTGGCCGGGTATGGCGCGGCTGGGCGAGGCGAGGAACGAGGTCCGGTAGGGCGGGGCGTGGCTTGGCTAGGCAAGGCGAGGTGAGGAACGAGGCGAGGCTAGGCGTGGCGGGGCGCGGCGCGGCAGGGCGAGGCGCGGCAAGGAACGGGGCGGGGCTGGGCATGGCTGGGCGTGGCGCGGCTAGGCTTGGCGCGGCTCGGCGCGGTAAGGCGAGGAACCGGGCTTGGCTCGGCGCGGCAGGGCGAGGCAGGGCGCGGAACAAGGCAGGGCAAGGCGTGGCGCGGCACGGCGTGGCAAGGCGAGGAACGCGGCAAGGTACGGCTCGGCGGGGCCTGGCTTGGCTGGGCGTGGCTCGGCAAGGCGGGGCACGGCGGGGCCAGGCTCGGCATGGCGAGGCAAGGAACGAGGTCCGGCAGGGCGGGGCGTGGCTTGGCTAGGCAGGGCGTGGCACGGCGGGGTAAGGCAAGGAACGTGGCCCGGCTCGGCGGGGCTGGGCGTGGCATGGCGAGGAACGAGGCGAGGCTAGGCAAGTCCGGGCCGGGCATGGCACGGCTGGGCAGGGCGAGGAACGAGGCAAGGGATGACACGACATAACGCGAGGGGCACATGGTGAGACGACGTGCCCGAGTTGATGCGAATCACGCCGAAATTCGGTCAGCCCTCAGGGCAGCACACTGGGTGGTCGTGGACTGCGCTGGCGTGGGGTCAGGATTCCCCGACCTGCTGATTGCCAAGCGAGGTCGGCTGGTATTGGTCGAAATCAAGGACGGCGCGAAAGTGCCGTCCGCGCAGAAGTTGACGGAAGACGAGGTGCAGTTCCACGCGCTCATGGCGTCGGCCGGGGTGACGGTGCAGGTCGTGACCAGCCTTAAGGAAGCACTGGCGTTGTGATCCATTCCCTCATCGGCCCATTACCGAGGCACCTCTACGTCTACGTGGACACGACGTTTACACATCGAGTGATACAAGGACCGCGCTATCAGCCCGCCGTCTGGTTTGGCCTGACCAGCACACCGGGCCGGATGTGGGGCTGCACCCTCATGCTTGAAACAGGAGCGGTGTTTCGCTCACTGCCCCCTCATGCGATAGCGTTCTCGATGCATTCAGAGGAGCCGTGGAGCGTGACGGACGCGCAGATGTGGGACTGTTACGGCACCGACTTCTCGGCGCTGGAGTATCCGTATCTGTCAGGGTTACGGTGCCTCGCCAAGGCGGGAGCGCAGCAGTTGCCGGGGCAACACCTGTTCTCTATTGCGCCTATTGGAGATGGGTTCTCCGCTGTGCCTGAACAGGCCAAGGAGTTCCACTTCATCGAGCTAGAGAATGGGCGACTGACCATCCAGCCGACTGACCGGGTGGTCTACGAGGAGCGCAGCTTCACGGTCGGCCCACTGGCCTTCCCGCACGGGCTGGCACGGCAGACTGAAGTCTATAGCTGTG